CATTATTTTTATTTATACCTGATTCAGTAGCTAAATCATCACTAGCACTTGCTGTATCATCTAAAGCATAAGCATCAGAGAATGTTCTGATAAAAGACGAAAGCTGTGAGAAAGATTCAGACATGGAAACTCTCTGTGCAGGTATTAAATTTATTTTATTACCCATGCCGCTGTGAATCCCACAGAAATAAAATAAAGCCAAGCCTACATAAATTGGAGCAGCTTCTATCTCAACATAAGCTCCAGCTTGTCCTGCGGTACCAACAACAGTCACATTTGGGTCCGCAGTATGTTCAGAATACCCTCCATGAGTACCGTCAGAATATTGAGAAAATTTAAAAGGATGACCTGTGTTAGATGAGTCTGATTGGTCAAATCTATAAGTTGCACCTGTAAAAGCAGTTTCACCCTCAATATCAATTGTAGGGTTCTCTGCCCCATTTATATAAAATCTATTACCACTGCCGCTACTCGCAGCAGCCACAGTGACTGTGTAAGTTATTGTTGTGCCAGAACTTGGCGGAGTACCAAGTCTTTTATTAGGCACTACAGCAGCTGACTCGCTAAGAGTTGAGCTATCTGCTCTTGAAGTTGTAAACAAGCTGCTATAGTTTTCGGCAATATTTGCAGTATCAGATTTTGCTGCATCAAAATCTTGTATTGAATTTTCACTCACAGATAAAGAATCAGAAAACTGTCTTGAGAAAGCAACCAGAGTAGCTATGCTTTCTGTGACTGTTGCAATATCACCTTTAATTAAGCCTGACTCTAAAGCTGCTAGTTCAGCTATAACCGTTGAATCGCTAAATGTTTTTTCTGCTGCAAGAGCTAAAGATTCAGAAATATTTACGACAATTGCATTTGCATTGCCTTCAAAAAAATATAAGTTTTTTGAATCAGAGTCTATAAAAACATCTGTAATTTTTAAGTTTTGAAATTGTGTAAGGGCTTTAAGATTTAGTGTAGTAAAAACACTTTGAAGGTTTTTGAACTCTACTTTTAATTTGAGTGCCATTAGTCAAAATCTTCCCTCACATTAAATTTAATTAAATCAACAACGGTCTGTACATCGTTGTTTGATTTTGTAAATTCAACTTCAGCTTCATATACACCTGCTGCGGGAAAAGTATCTGACGGAAAAGTCATGGCTACCTTTCCATTTGTCGCATCTGTGATTGTTGTAGTTATAGTTTTTAAAATAGTTTCTGTGCCTATTTGTCTAATTCTAACTCTTACAGTTCCTCCAGAAACATCTACAGGTGCAAAAGTATCTGAATCTTCTTGGTCTAAAACCTTTCCTAAAGCAGCTTCGTTGCTGTCTTTCAAAGTTAAAATGAGCTCTGGCAGCGTGTCGCCTTTCACCATTCTAATTGTTGCACTATAAGCCATTACACAAACTCCTGATATTTAATTGTAAGTGGAGCACCAACATTACCATATTTGGTTTTTCTTACCGCCTGTGCTTCACCTTTATCATACATTCTTTTATTCAAATCTGCTGCTTGTACATCTGAAAAAGGAGTATCTTTCATCATTTGCAATCTATACAAAGCACCATGCACAATCGTTTCTGCATACTCGTTTGCAATAATTGTTGGAATAGTAGTCGCAGTAATTGTTGGTTTGAGAGAATATAAAACATACAGCTTCTCATTCTCTGTAGGTGTTGGAGCAAATAAAATAGTTTCTTGGTCTTTTTGTGTATAGTATTTAACAGGACCTTTTCCATAGAAATCAAAAATTGATACAGCTCCTATTTGAGATTTAGGCTCAATCCTTGTATATCTTTTTTGGGATATTTGAGTATTAGTATCATCTGAAAATTCTTTAAAAATATCAATAATATGATTTAATTCAGCTCCAACAGGAATGTCTAAATCTTTATCCGAATATTGATTAACATTTTTAACAACTTGCAGGATGCCTAAGTCTTGTAAATAAATATCTGTACTAATACAAAATTCAATTAAAGTATTTCTAAGCTCATCAACTATCAATGATTCTGGGCAAGAAGGAGCTTCTCTTTTTACCTTTGGTACTAATGTTTCTATTTTTTTTGAAGCCATATTAAGTTATTTCCGTTGGTGTTGATGGTTTAGGAGAAGAGGCTGTATCTGCTTGACTCTTTATGCCCATTGAATTTTGAAAGCTTTGTAAAAACAAAGTTGCTTTGTTCAAGTCAGAAGCTGACTCTGTGTCTTTTTGATAAGCTCGATACAACATATAGTCAAAGATAGCATTTGCATAAATATCATCAAGACCAATTACTGTTGTAGATGTAGAAAAATCTGCAATGTTAATTTTGTCTGGAGCAAAGCTAAATACTATATCGGCTTTATGTCCTCCACCTGAAGGATGAGGATAAACATAAAAGTGTTTAGGGTCTCTTTCATCATAAACATAATATTCAACAAAGGTCCCTGTAGTGCCATACCAATCAGACACCGTGTCGTCTAAAACTTTTTTCTGTATGTTTTGTATTGTTTTTGTTGTAGGCGAAGCATTTTTATACAAAGACAACAAGCGTAAAGCATCAGCAGGTAAAGTTTGCTTTGCACTTTGTGCTAGTGTGAATTGTTCATTTGAAACATTTGCATCTGGTCTGATAAGAACTATCTCTCTTTGGGCATCGTTTAAATAACTTAAAAGACTTTGTTGAGACCATTTGACATTTGTGTTGTCTTGTAAAATCTCTTCTGCTTTATCAATTAAATCTATAACCTTGACTGTTGCTGCCATCTTATAATCCTAAAGATTTTTTCTCCTCATCAGTTAAATCATCTTCACTATAGATAAAGGTCCAATATTCATCTCTATGTATTGGATTATAAACAACAACTTTTCCCGAACCGCCTCTTGAAAAAAGAGGAGTTTTTGAGACTTTCTTTTCCTTTTTTTCTTTTTTTGATGCTTTGTTTTTTTCTTTTAAAGAATTAAGTTGTGCCTCTAAATCAGCCAACTTGTTTTTTGGATTTAAAGAAACATTGTATTTCTCTTTTGCTTCTTCAATTATTTTATCTTTTGTTAATGTCATTTCTTTTTCTTTGCTCTAATTTTACCACTTTTAGAAGCTTTCTTCGCACCTTTCGGACCCATAACTTTAGTCAAAGTTCCATAGATGTAAGCATTAAGTTTAGCTCCTTTTAAACCTTTCTTTTTCCCTTGGGATTTGAGCCTTCTTTCTAAGGCTTCTCTTTTGCTACCTTTTGGCATAGTACCTCCATATAAGAGGGGGAGCCGAAGCTCCCCACACTTAATTATTAAGAGTTTAACTTAAGTTCACCAATAGCTGTTGGGACAATAACTTTGTACCCGTATACAGCTAAACCTCTTACACCATCACCGAATGAAGATTCTAATCTTACAGTTTCAGTGTTAGTCATTTGAGAGGCATAGGCTACTGCTTTTGGATGTCCAAAAATACCAGAAGTCACTCCACTAGCAACAGTTAGATTGTTTGATACATAAACATTAAATCTATCTATCATTCCAATATTACCGTTTCTAATTGGAGACTCAGCATCACCTGTTAGGTATGCTTGTTTAAGGTCTGAGTTTTTAAGAACCGCAGCAGTTGCTGGGTCAATAATTAAGAACCTTTCAGTTTCTGGAATATTATTTTGGTCTAGTGATTTACCAGCATCCAAAATAAGCCCTAAGATGTTAGAAGCAGTAGTTGCAGAACCACCACTGTTTACATCTGATAGAGTTGAATCTCCTAAGACATTACCAAACACATCTTGCTCAATTGCAATCTTCATGTTTTGAGCTGCATCTTCTGCTGCCGCATTCATAAAGTCTATGTCTGCTTGTTGTCTGAGAATATCATCAACTTTAAAAGCATAGCTTTTAGCTTTGTTGATATTTAACTCAACCGTACCTGAAGTGACATCAGCATAACTTAAAGAACCTGTGTAGTCTGCCACTGTGACAGCTGGTACAGTTCTAATGTTTACCTTGTCGCCCTGTCCTGAAATTTCGCCTTCATACTCGTTAGTAGTGACTTCCGCCAAAACCGTATTAGCATAAAACTTAGCTTGAAGCTTTTTGGAAAATATTTCAGGAATAAAGTGTTGTTCGCCTGATGCGAACGAGAAATTTCCACCA